GATTTGAAGTAGGATTGAAGGTACTTATAGAAAAGTTTGAAGGTATAACCTATGTTGTGGGAGGTGGTGAATTATGAGACTGGAAAAGGCTTCATACCAGGCTATTAAATTTGCATGTTTGAAATATCATTATGCAAAAGCTGTACCACAGTCCCGACTTGGTTATTCTGTCTTCAATGATTCGGATGAGTGGTGTGGAGTGATATTATTTTCTAATGGAGCCAATCAACATATTGCATCGAGCTTTAATCTGGTCCAGGGGCAAGTCATGGAGTTGGTCCGTGTGGCATTGAACGGAAAACAGGAATGCACGTCTCAAGCTTTGTCTATGTCATTGAAAGCAATTAGACAGGATGCACCGCTGATCAAGTTGATCGTCAGTTATGCAGACCGGAACCAGGGGCATATTGGAGTGATTTATCAAGCAACAAACTGGTATTATTTAGGTGAGTTTTCTTCAGAACGTGGTGTTATGTTGAATGGTAAATTGATTCACCGAAGATCGGTTGTATCCAAATATGGAACATCGACATTAGAATGGTTGAAGAAGAATGTTGATCCACATGCAGAAGTGATCAAAGGTGAAACGAAAATCAAATATGTTTATCCGATTGATCGAAGGATGATCAAGTCTATAAGGGCTATGTCTAAGCCTTATCCTAAAAGAGTAATAGTTTAACAATATAGGTTTAACAAATGGCAGCAACAAGAAAAGCAGGAGAGAGGGAACGAGACAAACAGTTGATTGCATCCCTTTACTTTAAAGCGTATACATTCCGGGAGATTGCGGAAACTGTATCTGCCATTACTGGACGTACTATTTCCCATGTAACAGTTTACAATGATGTTAAGGAAATTCTGAAAGAGACTGAGGAGGCCCGGAAGGATTTTGTAAATAATCAGTTGACAATTGAACTCGGTAAGATCAACAAACTGGAGCGTGAATACTGGGAAGCCTGGGAGAAGTCAAAGACGGACCAGAAAAAAAAGTCTGTTGAGAAGAAAGATGATTGTGAGGGTGATCCGGCAAAAGGTAAAAAGAAATCTTCTACCCGTGTTCTGGGAGAGGAAATTATCAACATGGGCGATCCGCGTTATCTGGCCGGTATCGAACGATGTATTGAAATGCGTTGTAAACTTCTTGGAATAAACGGAACTCAAAAAGTTGATGTGACAACGGGCGGTAATAAGATACAGTTTACCGGTTTCAATTTCCTGCCGGTAACACCGAACGTAGAACAGCTAATAAAGCAAGCTGATGAATGAAGGTAAATTTAAAACAGCGGCTTGCCTACAACTATCTAGCGGATAGTGAACATAAATTCATCCTGTACGGCGGTGCGGGAGGTGGTGGAAAATCTTGGTTAGGGTGTGAATGGTTGATGCAATGTGCCTTTCATTTGCCTGGTACACGCTGGTTTGTTGGTCGTAACAATTTGAAGGACTCACAGGCTTCAGTATCGGTAACGTTTGGTAAGGTTGCACAATATCACGGGTTTACCGGTTACCGTGTCACAAACGACGGAATCAAGTTCGACAATGGTTCGGAGATCGTTTATCTGGATTTGACTTATTATCCATATAAAGACCCAATGTATGAACGGTTAGGATCGAAAGAGTTTACCGGAGGATGGATAGAGGAAGCCGGAGAGATCAACGGTCTAGCTTTCGAGATGCTGAAAACTCGTACAGGTCGACACTTGAATGATGTCTATAATATCCCGTCGAAAATACTGATAACCTGTAATCCCAAAAAGAACTGGCTGTACAAGAGATTTTATCAGCCCAGTAAAGCAGGTAAGCTCAAAGTACCGTATGCTTTCATACCGGCATTAGTACAAGATAACCCGTTTGTCACAGAAGACTATGTTGATACCCTTCGTCAGACAGAAGATAAAGTAACGTATCAACGTCTTTATCTGGGAAAATGGGAGTATGACAGTGATCCGAACTCTTTGGTCGATTACGATGCAGTAATGGATTGCTTTACCAACACCGGTGCATTGATCGGAGGGAAGGCTATAAGTGCCGACCTGGCAATGAAAGGGCGAGATCACTTTGTCGCGGGTTACTGGGAGGGTTTACGGGTGTCGATCGAGATTGATAAAGACAAATCATCAGGTCGGGAGATTGAAACGGATTTGCGAAAGCTCATGGTTACGCGTGGCGTTGGCAGGTCCCAAACAGTTGCAGACAGTGATGGCTTAGGAAGTTATCTGGAGAGCTATCTGAACGGAATCAAAGAGTTTAAGAATGGTGCATCTGCATTCAATAATAAATATGCGAACCTGAAAGCCGAATGTGCATACAAGTTGGCCGAAATGATAAACAAACGGCAGTTGCAGATCATTTGCCGACTGGATCAGGCGGAACACATTGCTGAAGAACTACAGCTGTTGATCGCGGCGAATGTAGATAAGGATACCCGGAAAAAGGATATCATCAGCAAGGAAGCAATGAAGGGTATAATAAAGCGGTCTCCGGACTATTTAGATATGCTGATAATGGGAATGTATAGACTTGTTGCCCCGCGTACGGGTAACTCAACATATAACTGGTAATGAAGATAACGAGTAAGACCACTATTGAAGATGTGATTCTGATGCTAAAAGGTATTGACTTTTGGGATCAGCTGGAGACTGTATTTATTCCGGTGAAAATACCAGAACTGACATACGGTCAACGTATTGACTTATCCTCCATGAATACAAGGTATGACCTTCTGTTTATTCCTCAAAAAGTATTGTTAGGACTAGATGAGAAGGAGGTGATGAGTAAGCCTTTTATCTCTGTCTACAACTATGGTCTGTCTGTTTACCGGGAACTGGAACGTATGACAATCCGTGACGAAAAAACATTCAAATATAATCCGACGGCGGAAGAAGTAAAAGCAGGGTTCTATGGGATCGATCACGGTGTTTTTGGCGTTGTCGATCGGATTGCTCAACGTTTGTCTATTTCTCATGAAGCAGTATTCGATTTGCCGGAGAGACGGATATATGCAATGATGAAGATCGACTATGACAACGGTATGTATCAAAGGAGGTTAAACCAAATAATAAGTAAACAGAAATGACAGTACAGGATAAATTGAAACAGGTTGCAGAATCACTAGGAGTACCGTTCGTTTTTGAGGATTGGACCCTAGCTAATGTGGAGATTGACAGGACACCACTTCCGGCCGTCGTGTATGTTCTTCCTGCTTCCGGGGAACTGGCTTTTAAGAATGGAAATATCCGTGACAACCAGAACGGGATGCTGGCTTTCTTAGATAAAGTAGAGTTGAATGGTAACGGGCAGGACAATGACAGTGTTGTTGATCGGATGAAATCATTAGCTATGAGATTCATAGTGAAGTTGAACGAAACGGGATACTTTGAACCTTTGGGTGGAGTGATGAAGTATCAGGTTGCATATAATAAACTCAATGCAGTGACATCAGGCATTGTCTTTGAAGTGACATTGAAAGAGATAACCGGAATATGTGAACGTAATCTATGAAAGAAGTACAGAACATAATATTTGAAGAATTGGAGGATCTTCGGAAACGAATAATATCCAATATTGACAGTACCGGGCGTAAAGCGTCTGGCCGTACTTCTGGCTCCATGCATACAGATATTTCAGAGAATCGTGGGATATTGTTCGGACGTATGGCTTTTGGTACGTTGGAGACTGGACGTAAGTCGGGTAAGGTTCCGGTAGGATTTTATCAGATCATAAAGCAGTGGGTAATTGATAAAGGTATCTCTTTCGATAGCCAGTCTGAGCGCAATTCTTTTGCTTATTTGGTTTCCCGTAAAATAGCCAGGGAAGGAACACAGCTTTACCGTACGGGCGCCGAAGCCGATGTATATACAACGGAGGTTCCGGAAACAATTGAACGTATAAAGGATCGTGTCGGTTTCTTGATGAGATTGGAGTTTGAATCTATAAAATTGAACAAATAATATGGCAACAGTAAATGCACCAACGGATACGCAGTATGTTTTTGATCCAGTTCTTTTCATAATGGAAGGAGCAGGGGAGTATGATATCACTATTGAAGGGGTGAAGACAAAAGTGTCTGCAATAGCTAACACTGCTGTGTTTGATGCATCAGGACTTTTAAAGTCCTTGTTCACTATTGATACGTTGTCAAATGGGATGGTACGGAAGAATGTTGCCTGGTCCGTGGTGCAAGCCGGTGTATCTCTCGCTTCCGGAATCTTTGAAGTTGTCTATGGAAGCAATAAGGTTGTCAATTTCTCCGGAGACGGGGCACATATCACATTACGCTGGATTAGCCGTAGCGGTGAGTTAGATTCATACGAATTCTGTATTCATCAGGACAGCCGGAAATTGGAGAATATTCAAACGGCCGGTATCGGAGGATTGACTTATAAATTATCATTCAGCCAGGTTAATAAAATAACTCTGTTCACAGCTTTGGTGGACCGGGAAACATTTGAAGACTTTACGGCCATTCAGGAAAGTGCTATTGTACAGGTCTCTGTTCTTGATGGGTGGTTGAATGTAGAGGTTGAAGCAAAAGAGTATAAACGAACAAAAGCCGCATTGCAGGATTTTGATATAACAATAGTGTTACCGAATGAAAGATAAACTATTCATTGATAATGTAGAGGTCGATTTACCGGAAGGTGGGTCGGGGGTCGTATTGAATCGTGCAGTGAGTAAGCCAGCTGATATGTCAACGATATTGTCGGGATATTCTTATACTATCCAGCTTCCTAAAACAGCACATAACATTCAGACGTTTGGTTTCTCAACGGAGGTGAATGTAGAAAGTGACTACCCACATGTAGAACACACAGCAAAAGTAATCAGGGATGGTATCACTCTGTTTGATGATGGTGTTGCAGTCGTTAAATCTGCCAGTAAAACAATTGAAGTTCTGATCAAATTCGGAGGAAATAAACGGTTGACAAGTCTCAATGATTACAAGCTAAAAGATATTTTTCCGGATAGTGGTTTGATTCCCTGGGACTATAGTGTGACCGAAACGGACTTTGTAAAATGGGTTCCAAAGTTAGACGGAATGCAAAGACAGCATCCCGAACATTTGCGGCCAGCAGTTAAAGTGTCTACATTATTCGATATGATTGTTGGGCAGTCGTTTGTCATGAATAACGCCTATCGATCTGTGATTGAAAAAATGTGGTTGATGTTACCTACAACAAATGGGAGTGAGGACGTTGTAAAGAATCTGGCTTTCCGTCTCAAGGGGACAACAACATCTGATCTGATCTCCGGTAGGGAACGTTATGATATTCTACCTGATTTGAGTTATCAAAATGCTCCTTATCATCAGAAACTGCATGACCTTATATATCGCACATTACCTGTAACCTTTATTAAAATTCCATTAGGTGGACGATATCGGATAAAAGGTACAGTAAAAGCGAATAATGTAGCTACAGGATGGAAGTTTGGTATATTCAGTCCTTCGGTTGAGTTTAAGGAAGGCGAGCCTCCTATGTTCGATATATTCGAAAGTGTATCAAAAGATATTGATGAGTATAGAAATATTGGTACAGGTGATATTTGTTTTGGTATTTACGATCCTTTTAAGACTGGGAATTTTGAAATAGATTTGACTATCTCTTTTGCTCCGGAGAATGAAAAGGATTATTCCCAGACAGCATTCTTATTGGATTATCCTATACGGGAGAACCTTCCGGATATATCGACGATGGACTTTATAAAGTCTGTCATGGGGGTGTTTGGCTTGATGGTTGAACAGCAGGGAAGTGTTTTATCATTTTATAATGTAGATGATGTAATCCTGAATAAATCCGGAGCGATTAATATTTCAAAAATGCTTATTGATAAAAAAGATGATAAGCTGGAATATTCCTATGGATTGACTAAAAAGAATATGCTGAAATATGCAGAAGATGATTTGGTCGATAAATCGTTCGGAGCATATACGTTTACAGCAGACACGTACGATAAGCAGGAGAATACGGTATATCAGTCTCCTTATGCTGCTACTGACAAAAACATTCCTCTATATACTTATAAGGTTGAAGAAGGGAAAGCAGAATATACTTTGAATAAAACGTCAAAGTGCCGGTTATTGTTGGAGAATGGGACCGTTGCGCTGGAAGTTTGGGGAAAATGGATTGATGCGGATATGAAAACTGTCACTTTCCGTTCTTTCACTTTTGAACCTTTGAAATATGACAACCTGGTCCGTAGATATTGGACGGGGTATTTAGGTGTTTACGCAAATAAACCGAGAATTTCATATCGAAAGGCAAAACTTGATCCGACCTTTTTCCCGAACCTGTCTTTTTGTAAGCCATTGTATGCAGATGGTAATTATTATATGTTGCTATCGGTAAATAACTATACGGAGGTTGGTAAAGCAGATTTGGAATTGGCTCTTATTGAT